ATGGGGCAATCCGACAGCTTTGATGGACTGGCAGAATTTCTGGCGATAGCGAAACGATTGAGCATTCGCAAAGCCGCGCTCGATCTGGGTAAGACGCCGGGCTCGGTGAGTCTGTCGCTCCAGAAACTGGAGCATCGCCTCGGCGTGCTACTTTTCCATCGCACGACACGCAAAATGGCATTGACGGAAGCAGGAGAAGGCCTGCTGCTGAGAATTGGGCCCGCGGCACACGTTATCGCAACAGGTTTTGAAGATGTGGCTCAATCGGCAAAAAAGCCCTCGGGGACGTTGAAGCTGATCGTAGAACGTTTGGCATTGCCCCATGTTATCGAGCCCCTCATTCCTGCATTTCGTCAGGCGTGGCCGAATTTGAATATCGATATCACGGTGAGTAATCGTCACGATAATTTCGTCTCCGAAGGCTACGATGCTGGCATCATGATCGGTTCATACATCGAACAGGATATGATTGCAGTACGACTCTCCCCGCCATTTAAGTGGGCGGTATTTGGTTCGGCAGAATATTTCAAAGCGAACGGTAAGCCTAAAGCGACGCGCGATCTGGTGCATCACGAATGCATTCGCTTTCGCCGCCCTGAAAAGGGGGATATTTATCGGTGGGAGTTTGTCGAAAATAAAGAAAGTGTAAGAGTTGAGCCGACTGGTACAATTACCGTGAACGATGGTGAGTTAATGCGTAGCCTCGCGGTCAGGGGCGTTGGGCTTATTTACTCATCCACCTTCCATACCTCACGCGAACTGGCAAATGGCACCCTAGAAGCGGCGTTACTCGATCTCTCGCCGGGCAACGACGGCCTCTTTCTTTATTTCTCCAGAGCTGCGAGGAATCAACCCAAATTACGCGCGTTTATCGACGTGTGTTCGCAAGTTATTAAGACGTGAATGACGCCTGTCAGTCTTCCGAAGCGTATTCAACCGATCCGGTTTTACATTCGTACATGGCAAACAGCGAGTGTGTTTTCTGTGGGCCGGAGACGGTGAATGCTAGGAGGTAAATCTCTGGGGCGGATAACGTGGGTGAGGCTGCTTTGTCAAAAACAATCACCGATGTCGCGGTGCTGAGGTTTTCGGGTTTGAATTTAGCCCAGCGGGGAATGCGGTGTGTCAGGAGATCGTGCTTAACATAGTCAATGGCTTGCTCATACGTCACTTCCAGACAGGACGTGCCGTTATGTCTGAGGTAATAATCGTAGACAGCTAACGCGCTGACTGCTGCCAGAACTCAGCAGGCCGTCTTGGTTTTCTATTCCATCCCGCTTCTTCCTAAACAGACGCCCCAAAAAAAGGAGTCACGCTATTAACGTAACTCCTTGTTTTATTTGGTGGCCCCTGCTGGACTTGAACCAGCGACCAAGCGATTATGAGTTCCTACATAAACAACCATGAATCAATGATTTACCTTAATAATCAGTGACATGTTAGGCCATTGTAGGCCAGTTATTGGACATTGTGAGCCACTTCTACCGCCATTTCATCGCCATTTTTAGCCAAGGGGTTTAACCGTACTGCATCCTCTAAATGGTCGGGTGCAAAGTGTGCATATCGCATCGTCATTTTGATATCGGTATGGCCGAGTACGCGTTGCAAGACCAGTATGTTACCGCCATTCATCATAAAGTGGCTGGCGAAAGTGTGACGTAAAACGTGTGTAAGTTGCCCTGCTGGTAGTTCGATGCCGGTTCTTTCCAGTGCAGACCGGAACGCGCCATAACACTCACTAAAGAGCTGACCTTTTTTATCATCCGGGAGCGAGTCATAAAGCTCTTTGCTGATCGGTACTGTGCGGTTTTTTCTGCCCTTTGTCTTGGTGTAGGTGATTTTATATTTAGTGAGTTGGCTTTTTCTCAGTCCCTCGGCTTCAGACCATCTAGCACCAGTGGAGAGGCATATTTTGACAACATATTCTAAATCGGGGTGCTCATGCCGTTTGCATTCGGAAAGTAATGAGGCGATCTGGTCTTGTGTTAGCCATGCCATTTCTATTTCTTCTGTACGGAAAGGGCGCATGTTTCTTAGTGGGTTTTCGCCTTTCCATTCTCCGAGCCGATTAAGCTCATTGAATACCGCCCGGAAGTAAGACAGCTCAAGGTTTAGTGTGCGAGGGGATACCTTCTTAACTCTATTTGAGCGGGCATAGTCGCCTTTTAGTCTTTTTTCTCTGTAACGAGAAAACATCTGCGCTTCGAAATCGCGTGCGAGCGGTTCGCCCATACACTCAAAGGCATGGTGCATCGCTAATTGACGCTTTAGGCCATCTTTCAGGGTAATGCCATGAGCGCTATACCATGAATCAACCAATTCCTTTAGCGTGCGCCTGTCTTCTTTTTCTTCCTGCCACGGATTTTGTACGTTGTATTGCTCAAAGGCTAACGCCTCGCCTTTGGTGGCGAATTTCTTTCTGATGCGTTTGCCTTTTGCCCCATTCGGGTAAAGCTCACAAATCCAGCCGCCAGAGGGATTTTTACGGACGGTCATCAATTAACCTCGCTGTATATACCCACTACACGGCCAATCGTTTTTATCTCATCAATGCCACATTCAAACGGAACTTTTCCACCTGTGACATGTAGTTTTTTTCCGGGCAGTAACGTTAGTTCTCTGATGCTGGCAGTTCCCTCAATATCCACTAACCAAAGGCCATCAGAAAGTGAGGCACTTTGTTCTATGAAGTTCAGTCTCCCATCAACTCGAACGGCAATACCTTTTGACATTTGTTTGCTAAAAAAATTGGTATCGATGCTCAATAGTGAATTTTCTTCAAGCTTTCCATTACTTAATGTGAATAAAGGAATTCTTTTGGGATCTGAAAGAGATGGCTCCCCATCGAACTGAGGACCTTCACCTGTGAGTAACCACTTAAGGCATGCCCCTGTTTCCAGAGAGCAAAGAGCTGCTAAATCAAACGAGATTGTACCGCGAGTATAGCGGTTTTGCAGGGAGCTGGCCGACATGTCTAAGTGATTTGCAAGCTGCAATTTCTGCGTAAATCCGTAAACAGACATGATCCTATCCAAAATGGTTATAGGCTCAAAAGTGTATCCGTTTATGCTCATTAGTTGATTTCCATCTTGACCAATTCTAAAAAGTTAATTAGATTGCTCATAAGTGAATGGTAAACGTTGGCCGACATTGGCAAGTGAGCGGCTAACAGTGGCAAGCAATATCAAATAGGGAATGATGCAGCATGGCTTCTGAAATCGCAATATTCAAAATCCCCGCACCAATAGTGACGTTAAAGCAATTTGCGGAGCTGGAAGGGGTTTCTACTCGTACAGCTCGTCGCTGGAGCACTGGCGAAACACCTTGTTTGCCTATTGAACCCCGCAAAATCCGTAAGGGTTGTAAGAAAGCAGGTGGCCCGATTCGTATCTATTACGCACGTTGGAAAGAAGAACAGTTGCGTAAAGCTTTGGGGCATTCCCGTTTTCAACTCATTATTGGTGCGTAATTCACAATAAGTGAATCGAAAGGATGCGGCATGTTTGATTATCAAATTTCCATACACCCACATTTTGACCGCGCCTGTCAGGCGTTTGCGTTAAAGCACAATCTGGCGAAGCTGGCAGGGCAGGTGAGCATGAATCATCAGACCCTGCGTAACAAACTGAATCCAGACCAGCCGCACAAGCTGACGTGTGACGAGCTGATGACCATCACCGACGTAACCGAGGATGCGGCGCTGATCGATGGGCTTTTGGCGCAGCTTAATTGCCTGCCAGCCGTGCCAGTGAATGAGGCAAAGGCAGAACGGCTAACCACGTATGTATTGCAGGCAACCGCCGCAGTGGGCGCGGTCGCTGCTGAAAGTGTATCAGATGAGCGTATGACGCCAGCGCGTCGGCATAACGTGATCGAGAGTATCAACGCGGGTGTGCGTTATTTGTCGCTTGTCGGCTTAACGTTGCAGACGCGTATTCAGGCTAACCCCGCGTTAGCGTCAACCGTAGATGCACTGAGCGGTATTAGTGCGTCGTTGAATATTGGGTAACAGCATGTATTCGGGCACACGCTTTATTTTTGAGAGTGTGGGGAAGGAAGTTTGTATAGATGGGGATGATGTCGCGTTTTTTTATCCATCTATTGCAGATGACGGTAGTCATTTTTTGACTACAAAGAGCGGCAGAACATTCCGGGCTAAAAACGTCAGGGAAATCGTTACACAAGGGCGAGAGTCATTTAGCTCTTTAACTACGGTCTGCCGCTAGAGATTAATCAGCGTGTAAATCTGTCAATCAGGCTTTGGATTGTATGAAGGTAGGTTTCACGCTGATCGCTTTGAGGAGGATATTGGTTAAGTTCTTTGCGAATAGTCTCGGTGAGTTGAGTGTAGTCACCCTGAGCAAGGTTCAAGACCTGAGAAAGTAGCCCAGTGATAACAATGTTTTGGAGGTTAATTTTATCTTGCAGTGTATCTATTTGGTTTTCAAGGAATTGGATTTTTTCGTATTCAGCGTCATTAAGCATGGGGTCAGTCCATCGAGAAAGTCAAAAAACATTAGCGGTTAATCATATAGCCATATGTGGCCTTTGTTAAATACCCGGCACCTATTCGCAACCGTCTATCCGTGGGCGGTTACCAATAGGAAGGAGGAAACCATGCAAGCACCGATATCAATCGCGCCGTTCCTCTGGTGGCACCAGACGGAGACAAAGCCCGATTTTACGATTACCAAAGGCAAAGGCCGTCAGGGGATCATCATCCGTACCCGCTCGGCAAATTATGCCCAGAGGGTTATCCGTTCTATCAAGTCAGTGATACGGGGGAACGCATGACAGCCTTTACTGTCAGCAGTATGCAGAACTTACCCGCCGGACTGCGCAACGTGATCGGCAAACACTTTGCCGATAGCCGCTGGCGTGAAACCTGTGCCTATTACAACAGCCTGCATGAGCGCGACCGCTTGACCATTTGCTTTCATGCGCAGATGAAAAAGAGCCAGACCGTTTACCGTCTGGAGGAAATGCCAACCGCAGAGCGTGAACGGATTGTCTGCGCCATTGATGAACTGCGCCGGGCTTTTTCAAAGGTGCGTAGTCGGGGCGTAAATACGTCAACGTTTCTGAGCTGGTTAAATGTCGGCGAGAGAAAAACCTTATTTATGCACGCGGGGTTGACTGAAAAAGAATTTAATCAACCTTATTGGCGTATTGAAGATGAATCATGCCAATGGCGTAAACCACTATTACGCGCCTTAAATGAGCTATTTAGTTTATTTGATGCTGCCCCTGACATTCTGACGGCAATTAAACCCGAAGAATATCTGAATTAAATAACCATATGAAATTAATTAGGCGCTTAACCGCGTCGGGACTCCCTTTATCTGAGGATTATATGCACATGTATAAAACCATAGGTCAGGAAATGCGTAGCAGAGCACGGAGCGAGATTACGCAATCCATGCTTTCACGCGCCAGAGCAGAGGCGAAAGCCGATGCGCACACCGCCTTTTCTTCTCGTCTGGATAGACTGGCGACGCATGCCGCAATCAATGAATTAAGCAGCGTGGAAATTATCGAATTATTACGGCAGGAATCCGACGCCTTTAATAATTCCGGTTCAGATATTAAGGCGGTGATGTAATGGAAAACCCCGCTTATAACCGCGTCGATATCAACGGCAATTATGCAATAGCGAAAGTCGGCTATGACTTTGCGCTGGGCGAAATTAAATGCGGTAAAGAAGACGGCGACCAGCCGTATTTATCCACGCTGGCCGTTTATCAGAATCCTGTCAGCCTCATTAACGATTTTGTGCATCGTGCGATCAGCGTCGAAATTTGGCGCGGGAACGTTACCGACACAAAGAAACTACTAACCGAAAGCAAGCGCTTTGCCGCGCTGTGTCAGTCAGCCTTTGACCAGTTAAACAATGATAAGGGGCAAGATTTATGAACCGCCGTTCTAGCCTCGTGGGGTACGCAATGGTGCGAGAGATTGTCGAGTCAGAGCGAGACACAGACGATTTAACTCAACTGGTTCTAAGTGAAATTAGTGGTTTTTTTGCAGGTATCGGCCAGCCCGGCGCACCAGAGACGCCGGAAGAAATGCAATTGGTGTTGATGGCGCGTGTCAGGGCGGTAATGGAGGCCGGAAGCCTGTGATTCATTTTCACGGTGGGCCGATTACCCCCGATACGTGTGCAATTAAGGCATGGCGTGCGCGCCATGCTTTTATTTCTTTTGCTAACCCAGCTCAAATAGGTCTAGCCAGTGAAATAACACAATCCTTTGCCATCGATAATGGTGCGTTTACATTCTGGAAATCAGGCAGAGAGATTGATTGGTCGGCGTATTATGAATTTATTAGTAAGTGGAAAAATCATCCCCGTTTCGCATTCGCAATCATCCCTGATGTTATTGGCGGTGGTGCCTGTGAAAATGATCGGCTAATTGAATCGTGGCCGCATGGTTCTATTGTCGGCGTCCCTGTCTGGCATATGAATGAAAGTGAGCAGCGATTCATTGAATTATGTAAATCATTCCCTCGCGTGGCTATCGGATCATGTGGTGAATATGACGTGAGAAAACCCGCTAAAGCGTTGATGAAATTGCGTGATGTCATTCGGCATGTTGTTGATGAGAACGGTTATCCAATATGTAAATTACACGGTCTGAGAATGCTAAATCGAGCGGTGTTTACACGCATTCCGTTAGCATCGGCAGACAGTACGAATATAGCGCGCAATATTGGCATCGATAAAAACTGGAAAGGTTCATATTCTCCAGCCAGTAAAGAAACTCGTGCTCATGTTTTGGCTGAACGTATTGAGTCATATAACAGCGCGTCCTCCCTCAACTACTGCGAAGAAAAAGACCGCTTTCAACCGCAACTGGCTTTTGAACTATGAGCCCGGAGATTCAAAAGCCAGCCGAATGGGCGCATTCGTGGAACGCTCCCCGCCCGGCCATCGTACCGGAAGAAAGACAGCTTACCCGTGAGGAATGGACTCAGGGGCAAGCCGTTTTAGCGAAAATTAACCAGCAACCGCATTTCCTACGCGAAATCTGCCTGAATCGTTACGCGTACCTGAAAAAAAATAAAGGGATGCTGAGCGCTAATCGTTTTCTGACTAACAGCTTTATGCAGCGCATGTGGCCGCGTATCGATGCAATCAATACCCGCCATGCCATGAATCGCCACGCCTCCGAGCGTTTCCTGTCTGAATCTGACGCCTATCAAACGTTGCCCGGCATGAATGACAAAGCGCTGGGGCGTCTGGCTGCGCGTATTTCCGGCCAGATATTTTCAGCGTATGAGGAAATGAGCGATGCCATGAAAGAGGAGCACGGCGGCCAGCCTGATGATCTCTTTACCGATGCAGCACAGGCCGAGCTTTTCGGCCATGTCGCCAGCATGGCGCGTGCGTTCAATATCACCCCACTTTTCTGGAAGAGCTACCGCAAAGGTACGCTGGATATACGCAAGGCGATAGCCAGCGTTTCCCGCCTGATTAATGAGGAATGGTGGGTTCGTCAGCTTAAAGCCCAGCGCACCCGCTGGCGTGAAGCGCTGAATATTGCCGTCGGTCAGGTCAGTAAGAAAGCGTCACCCTATGCCAGCAAGATGGCGATCCGCGATGTACAGGCGCGTCGCCTTGCCAACATGGATTACCTGAAAAACTGTGAGCTTGAGAACGTCGCAACAGGCGAACGTATCGACCTGATCGATAAAGTGATGGCGAGTATTTCTAACCCTGAAATCCGCCGTATGGAGCTGATGAGCACTATCGCCGGGATTGAGCGTTACGCCAGCGAACAGCGAGACGTCGGGATGTTTATCACTATTACTACCCCGTCGAAATATCACCCGACCCGCGTGATCGGTAAGGGCGAAAACGAGAAAGTCCAGTTTAACCGGAGCTGGGACGGTGAAGCGTTTACGCCGAAAGACGGCCAGCGCTATCTGGTAAAAATTTGGAGCAAGATGCGCACGGCATTTAAAGACGCAGACCTGAAGGTTTACGGGATGCGCGTTGTCGAGCCGCATCACGACGGGACACCCCACTGGCACATGATGCTGTTTTGCAAGCGCGCATATCGCCAGTCAGTCATCGATATTATGCGCCGCTACGCCCTGAAAGAAGATGGCGACGAGCGCGGCGCAGCTAAGTACCGCTTTGAATGTAAACACCTAAATAAGGGCGGCGCGGCTGGCTATATCGCAAAATATATCAGTAAAAACATTGATGGCTACGCGCTCGACGGTCAACTGGATAGCGAAACCGGAAAGCCGTTGCGTGATATGGCCGCCGCAGTCACAGCGTGGGCGTCAACGTGGCGCATCCCTCAATTTAAGGCTATCGGCATCCCCACAATGGGCGCGTACCGTGAATGCCGAAGTAGCCCATTGCGTACCGTCAATCTCACTGACCAGTTCGATGAGCAAGTCGAAGCCGTTCGTTGTGCCGCCGATGCTGGCGACTTTGCCACATACATGACAGCGCAGGGCGGCGCGAATGTTTCCCGCGAACTGCAAACGGTGCGTGTTGCGCGCCGGGTGTCGGACACGCTCAACGAGTATGACGAAGAAGTGCAACGGGTTGTCGGGATTTTCGCCCCGCATTTGGGCGCAGGTCATGTATTTGAAACTCGAACAACCGAATGGCGCATTGTTTCTAAAGCCGTTGCCGTTGAGCCTTTGACTTTAAAAAGCGCCCTCGGCGCGCCTCGGAGTCCTGTCAATAACTGTGGGTTGGGTTCTCAACGGTCGGGCGCTAATGTCAAAAAGCAGGCCGAAAACAGCGGCATAGCGCCGACATCAGAAACCGATAACCCGCCGATTGACTGGAATGACGACGCGGCTGTGAGGGCGCTAGGAATGCGTCTGCGTGAGCAATCCATCAGGAAAAACCATAAACAGCGCGACTTTAACCCCAATACCCTCCGCGATCCGTCACCGTCAGCAAGATTGACGGGCGAGGAACGGGAGCGGATACCCCGTATCCAGCGTGATTTATCCCAGCGGGGTATCAGCGTTCAACGCTGGGAGCTGGAAGCGCTGGCGCGTGGGGCAAAGATGAAGGTTGACGGCGAACTTATTTCATACCCGGCGGCTGATGAGTGGCCGGGGTTTAGTAATCAGATGTAGGTTGGGGATGTGGTGCATTTGGACTCAGGAACACTCAGTTATTATATGAGTAATGTAAATGTGTTATTTTTTAAATATTTGATTTTTATTGTTTTTAAATTGATTTAAAAATGATTTCTAGACGAGATAAAACACTTTCATATCGTTGTTTTTTCTATATACTGTATGTAATTACAGTATTTTTTGGAGGCGTAGTGAACTGTAATTTGAATGATAGTGTTATGCTGGAACGCGTTGAGTTGATAGCTCGTTTGGCTAATGAGAGTTGTTGCAAAGAACGTGATAAAGAAATCGCATTAGGGCTGATCGCTGATTTGGTTCACGGAACAATCCCTTATGTACATCACGATGGAACGCTATTCGCTTCTGATGGTTAACTTTATGATTTTATAGTTATTTATTATATCTTTTATGTATGATTTTTACACCATCTTCCAAGATGGATTGAAAGTGTTTTAAGTTATCTCTATAATGCGCGCGCTTTACATTGACGCATCAACTATCCGAGTGATAGTGTGATTGTAAGTGTCGTGTGTAACGTGTGCTGCATGACTCTAAGGGGGGAGGTATGTATAATCCAATTCAGGTTGCTAACAAGTTTATAGAGCTTGGCATCGCGGCTGGAAAACCTATTACCCAAATGCAAGCTCAAAAACTGACTTATATCGCACATGGTGTCTCATTAGGGCATCTAAATAGACCATTATTGACAGACCCTATATGCGCGTGGCGTTACGGTCCTGTGATTCCGTCTCTTTATAATGTCATAAAACATAATGGTTCTAATCCTATATGTAGCCCGATAAACAATAGTATTGTAGGCGAAGCACATATAGATCCATTGAGTGAATCCTTGATAAAAAATGTCTTTAGTGTGTATGGGAAGTATAATGCAGAAACGTTATCAAATTTTACCCATCGCACAGGTACTCCTTGGACACAAGCAATGAATAGCGGGCTAACTATTATTCCTGATAATATTATTGAAAATTATTATAAAGGTTTAATTAGACGTGATGCTAATTGCATAGGATTGTAATATTCCTATATCATAGACCCCGTACCTGCTACGGGGTTTTTTTATGTCCGAAAATCAAGATTTAGCAAGCCTCATTTCCGCTCTACGACAAACAGAAGAGGCGGTTACACAAGTCACTGAAACAATTAATAACTCCCCCTTATCAGGCAATCCTAAAAGACCAGTAAATAACCAAGAACAGGTAGAGCAAGATCATGAGGAAATTCAGGATTCGTATTTAGAATCATTGAATTTTAAAATTGGTAAAGTTATTGATTGCCTAGATAAAGTTGTAACCAATGTTGATGCATTAAATGCTAAAAATGCAGTTGTACAAGCAGAAGCGGACGGAAAGAGAACAGATAATACTCTTCGTAAAGAAATGGCTGACAAAACTTTTGGGTTTATGGAAAAGTGGTGCGGTTTTGTTGGTTTAATGGTGTTTATATATTTTGCAAAAAAAGAAGGTGAGCCTCCACCAGAAATTATGCTTGCACTGTTAGGCACATGCACCATCAGCATCATTGGTTTGGTTGGGTTTGTTGTGAGTGGTTTGTTCAAAAGTAAAAGTAATACCAGCGAGAAAGAATAGTGAACGCATTGTTATGCATGATTTTGCATGATGATCTACTGCCAATTTATCCCCGTTAACGCCACGGCTGGCGCGGATCGTGCTGGATCGTGCGGGTGCATGAAAAACGACACACAAAGCGGGCAGGCGTGGCGGGGATAGCATTGCGCGCAAGGGCGTTTAGACGCGATTCATCCCGTGCCGCTGCGCCTCGCTGTGATGTGTTCTACTCTGATATCGTGCGTGGGGTTGGTTTTTCACTGGTGCGTGTAGAACGCGATTGGTGAGTCCTGAAAGGGATGTAAAAAAGCCGCTGGTTAAGCGGCTGAGTTGCTGGGTTACTCTTCTATTAGTTTGTAGGGCTTAAACGCGATCACCTCAATGCCGATCACCTTATTAATTTCTTTCATTCGTTCCTGTAGTGGCGTCAGCTCGTTCCTGACAAACACCTGACTCGCCTTTTCTACATCCCCAAACCCGCCCGTGTTATTCGGGATAATCCCCATCATCTGCGGCGGCACCCGGTGAGCACTGAGCAGATCGTCACGGCTGGCGTTTTTGATGTTAAAGAAGTCGTCTTTTGTCGCCACCTCGCTGAGCGGCACAATCTTGATACCGTCCGGCTTGCCATTGGGCGCGTAGAAAAACAGGTTCTTAAAATTCCCCAGTCCCTTTGTATTACTCATCGCGGCGCGTAGTTTGTCTACGTCGGTGCCGCTTTGTGCTGCGTCGGTCACATACATGATGTAACCCGCGTGCGCGCCATTCTGGTAATACTTGCGCCGGAACAGCGTCGCCGACTCATTCAGCCATGCCGAGTTTAACGAGCTAATATATTCCGGCAGGCCGTACATTTCCTGATTGATATCCGGCTCCAGCAGATGGAACACGCTACCCGGTTCAAAGCGGTGCGGCTCTTTGAATGACTGCACGAACCAGTAAACATCGTCCTCTACGCCGCGCCGGGTGTATTTGGCCGGGCTGGAATCTAAACGCAGGATGCCGCCTGTGCGGTTCAGGCGCTTTTCCAGAAACGCATTACCAAATACCAGATAATCCAGCGCAAAGCGGCTAAAATCCTGCTGACTCAATAGCGGGTGCGGGATAAACGTACTCGCCAGAATGTTACGTTTCACGTAAATCGGTGAGCTGTGGTGTACCGCCGCACGCAGGCTTTTAGCCAGTCCGCTGAAGTTGATCGGCGGCTCAATCCATCGGCCATTATGGATACACTCGGCATAGTCCAAAATGTCACGGCGATCCAGAACGGCGGACGGTTCACCAAAAGTGAATGCCTCTATCGGTTGTGCCTGGCTAACGGGCGCAGATTTGGACTGGAATTTACGCTTTTTCATGCGGCCAGCTCCTTATTGTTGATGGCCTGTGACCAGTCGCATTCAAAAAACTGCCTGTATTCTTCCGGGGTGAATTCCCGCTTGATTTCCTCAATGTCGTGAAGGTTGCAGCACTGATCCGCCGCCTGTTCCAGCGTCAGAGACTGACGCCAGACGCCATCAGCACCAAGCGAACTCCCCGGCATAAAGAGTGCTGGTTGTGGATGCCTGCGCCGCGAAAAATCGCCGCGCCATACCCGGAACGCGGCATAGTTATCTGAGGCTGAGCCGTACAGCGTCCGGCGATGTTGTTTATGCATCGACATGGATTTGGCGATTAACAATGCCGCTCGCGGGTTTTTGAACCACGGAAATTCATCAACATACACATTGCCAGAATAGGCCGCGAAGTGGCTGTCCTCCCCTAAAAATGAAATCACCGCATCTTGTAACAGCACCTGTCCGGCGAGGTTCGTTGACAGATTGACGCCAACCTGCCACGCCGCCGCCTGCATGTAATAGCGTGCCTGTTGTGCGCCAGCTGGAGTCGGGGCATAAAAAATCTGGTTGCGTCCGGTAGTCAGCGCGTCCAGCAGCGCTTCGCGTGCAAAAAATGCCGTTGCGCCAATCTGGCGCGACTTGGTGATCGTGCGGTCAACGTTCAGCCTGCCGACACGCTGCCAGACGGCTTGGTGCGGAAAGGTGAAGCGCTCGATTGCCGCGTGGAGGTCGTCTATCTGGCTGGGGGTAAATGTGGTCATTTTCATTCGTTAATATCCAAAATGCTGACAGGGACATGACCGTTAATCGCGGTCAGGGGTTCATTTAACAGCGCGTGCATGGTTGCCCATGCCACATCGGCGTGGCTGATTTCCTCGCTGCGGCTGGCTTCATAGGTGGTACGGTTCCCGCTGGCCGTCATGGTTTTGCGTATGGCCATGAACGATTGAGTGATGTCGGTGTGGCTGGTGTCGTACTCCAGCCGCCCGCTGGTGATGGTGTCTTTCGCCTTGAGCACCATCGCGGTTTTAATTTCCGGTGAGTATTTGATTTCGCGTGCGGCTGGGAAGAAGCCGCGCACAAGCTGGTAAACACCCTGACCGATGCCGGTTGCATCAATGCCGATGTATTCAACGATATATTTTTCCGTCAGCAGCTTGATAGCGTCGGCCTGTGCGGCAAAGTCCATGCCTTTCCACTGGAAGCGCTCAAGGATACGAAACTTGCCGCCCGGAGCCTGTGGCGGTGCCAGTACCACACAGCCCGCGCTGTCGCCTGTGTGTGACGGGTCGTAACCAATCCAGACAGGTTTATAGGCAAACGGGCGCAGCGCGTAGGGGTTAAAGTCTTCCCATTCTTCCAGTGCATCGACCATACAGCGCTGCAATTCCTCAAACGGGAACACTGACGCCTTATCGTCGACAAACTCACACATCAGCAGGTTTTGATACTCTGCCGGGCTGTATTCCAGCGTGAGCTGGTCAAGGTCGAACAGGTTGCAGCCCCCGGCCAGCGCATCTTCCACCGTCACAATCTGCCGCCACTGGCCGTCACCGCACAGCACGCCGCCGGACAAATTCGCGTGGCTTAAATCCAGATGGAGGTGATCGGCCTTGTTGCTGCGTCCCTTGTTGAACAGCTCACCCGACCAGAACGGGTAAGCACTGTGCGCCAGACTCGACGGTGTGGAGAAATACGTGCTGCGCCATTTCTTGTGCAGTGACATGCCGCTGGCGACCTTGCGCAGTTCCTGAAACTTGGGGATCCAGAAATATTCATCCAGATACAGGTTTCCGGTGTAGCTCTGCGCGGTGCGGATGTTGGTGCCGAGGAAGAACAGGCGCGCCCCGTTGGGCAGCACCATCGGATCGCCTTTCAGGTCAACGTCAACCAGCCGGGCAAAGTCGATGATGTAATTTTTAAAGACGTGTGCCTGCGCCTTACTGGCACTGAGGAAAATCTGATTGCGCCCGGTAGTCAGCGCATCAATCAGCGCCTCCCGCGCAAAATAGAACGTCGCCCCAATCTGGCGCGATTTCAGGATATTGCGGATACGGTGTTGGAGTCCGGCCTGATGCCAGCCGCGCTGGTACTCGAAAATCTCACTCAGGAAAATGTCGTTCAGCTTCTCGATAGCCGACTCGCTGAACATATTTTTTTCTGGTGCCTTGCGTTCACCCTTGTTGCGGTTGCGCACGTTGGGATTGAGATCGGCCTCATTGCCCGTCTGGCTGTAGCGGTTCACCCGCGCTAGCCGTTCAATCTGGCGGCCTAACAGGTCGATTTCTTTGTAGTCATGCCCCTCCTTTTTCGTCTTCATGATGAGCTGAATCAACCGTGCCTCAAGGCTGGCTTCAACACGCGATACCGGGGCGATGGCGTCCCAGCCGTCGCGCTGCTTCCAGCTCTGAACGGTCGGCGTTTTCTGGTTCAGCATTTCCCCAATCTGACGCACCGAAAAGCCCTGCCAATAGAGTAAGGCGGCTTGTCGTCGTGGGTCGCTGATGATGGTGGTATCGATGGCGGTATTCATGACGGCAAGGCTACGTCAGCGCCGACCTTCCCCGCCTTAAGTGCCTGTTGTGCCAGCGGTTAGCGAACCGTGATTGATGGCACGGTAAGGTGTCACGCCGGATACTCGCCCCGACTTCCCGCAAACAACGGATGAGAAAATGGCAAAGAAAGTTTCTAAATGGTTCCGCGTTGGTGTCGAGGGTGACACCTGCGACGGTCGCGTGATTGAAGCGACCGATATTCAAAACATGGCGGAGACGTTCGATCCGCGCGTCTATGGTTGCCGCATCAACATTGAGCATGTGAAAGGCTTGCTGCCTGACAGCCCGTTTCGTCGTTATGGCGATGTCGTCGAGCTGAAAGCGGAAAAGATTGATGATGATTCGGCTATCAGCGGCAAGCTGGCGCTGTTTGCCAAAATCACCCCGACTGACGAGCTGGTCGCGCTGAATAAAGCCAGCCAGAAAATCTATACCTCAATGGAGATCCAGCCCAATTTTGCCAACACAGGCAAGAGCTATCTGGTTGGTCTGGCGGTCACCGATGACCCGGCCAGCCTCGGCACGGAAATGCTGGAATTCAGCGCTAAAGCCAAGCATAGCCCGCTAGCAGCCCGTAAATCCTCCCCGGAAAACCTCTTTTCTGTCGCTACCGAAGTGACGCTGGAGTTTGAAGACCTGCCGGACGTGGAGCCGACGCTGTTAACCCGCGTGAAAGCGCTGTTTGGCCGCAAGCAGTCCAGCGACGACGCCCGTTTCAATGATGTGCATGAAGCCGTGGCCGAAGTCGCCGGACAGGTACAGACCAATGCTGACAGCGTGGATCAGCGCTTTACCCAGCTTGAACAGCGCCAACAGCAGGACATTGCCACCCTGACGCAGAAGCTGAGCGCCAGTGAGCAGCAGTTAAGCGACCTCAAAGCCACGTTGGACGGCACAGAAAGCCTGTCACAGACGCGCCGCCCCCCAGCGACAGGCGGCGACGGTGAAGCCTCGTTGCTGACCAACTGCTAACCGGGGCGCTGCCCCTTGATACCCTTTTTCGGAAAGAACAGGAAAAACAATGCGTAAAGAAACCCGTTTTAAATTTAATGCCTACCTCAATCAGCTTGCCAGCATCAACGGCGTTGACGTGGAAACCCTGAGTAAAAAATTCAGCGTTGAGCCGTCCGTCACACAGTCGCTGATGGAAGTGGTGCAAGAGTCATCCGACTTCCTGACCCGTATCAACATCGTGCCGGTTGCCGAGCTGACCGGGGAAAAAATCGGCCTCGGCGTGTCCGGGTCAGTTGCCAGCACAACGGACACCTCAAACGGTGACGAACGCGAAACCGCTGACTTGTTGAGTCTGGCAGCGCGTCAGTACAAGTGCGAACAGATGAACTTTGATTTCCATATCCGTTACAACACCCTCGACCTGTGGGCGCGTTTTCAGGACTTCCAGTTGCGTTTACGTAACGCCATCGCCAAACGTCAGTCGCTGGATTACATCATGGCCGGATTCAATGGCGTAAAACGTGCGGCAACCTCTGACCGTGCTAAATATCCGCTATTGCAGGATGTGGCCGTGGGCTGGCTGCAAAAATACCGCACCGAATCGCCTGCACGAGTGATGGACAAAATGACGGGTGAGGATGGCACCGTGATTTCCGATGTGATCCGCGTTGGAGAGAACGGCGATTATGAAACGCTCGACGCGCTGGTCATGAATACTACGGAAACATTACTTGACCCATGGCATGTAGAAGATCCCGATTTGGTGGTGATCTGTGGCCGTCAGTTACTTTCTGATAAGTATTTCCCGCTGGTCAACAAGCAGCAGGAAAACAGCGAAATGCTGGCCGCTGACGTTATTGTTAGCCAAAAACGCATCGGTAACTTACCTGCGGTACGTGTGCCGTATTTCCCAGCCAATGCGCTGATGATTACCCGTCTGGATAACCTGTCGATTTACTACATGGACGACAGTCACCGCCGTCACATTGAAGAAGTTGCTAAGCGTGACCGTATCGAAAACTACGAATCTATCAAACAAGATTATGTGGTGGAGGATTACGGCTGCGGCTGTCTGATCGAAAACATCCAGCTCGGTAAGTTCCCAAAACCGCCGGAAGCGGAAAAGACCGCTGAACCAGCCCCGTCAGGTACTGAAAACACAAACGATAACACCGGAGCCTAAGCCATGTTAAGCCCCGCCCAGCGTCACATGATGCGGGTGTCGGCTGCTGAGGCGTCGCAGCGGGAGGATGATCCGCTGCGACAGGCCACCGGATACGAGCAAATGCTGTTCCGGCTTGCGGCTGATAAACGCACGTTAAAACAGGTGCGCTCAATGGAGCGTAAAGCCGAGATGAAAAGCGGGCTGTTGCCCACGTATGCGCCGTGGGTGGCGGGGGTACTTGCCAACGGGCGCGGCGCACAGGATGCGGTACTGATGACGGTCATGGTGTGGAAGCTCGACGCCGGAGACGTCCCCGGTGCGCTGGAGATTGCCCGTTATGCACTCCAGCACAAGCTGGTCATGCCGGAGGGCTACACCCGCCCGACGCCGTACCTGTTAGCCGAAGAGGTGGCCGACGCCGCAACCCGCGCCCATACCGCCGGGCAGGCGGTCAACATTGACCTGCTGATCGACACGCTGACGCTCACCGATACAGAGGACATGCCCGATCAGGTGCGCGCCAAACTGCACAAAATCATCGGGCTGATACTGCGCAGCGGCAAGCCGGAGCAAGCTCTGTTTCACCTGAAGCGCGCCTTTCAGCTTGATAGCCGAAGCGGCGTTAAAAAAGACATAGAGCGGCTGGAAACCGCGCTGCGCAAAGCAGCGGCCAACCGTTAACCCAACGCGCCCCGCGCCGGGCGGCACACAGGCCGGAACAGTTCACTGTTTTCTGTGCCTGTGTCCACCGCCCACCTATTCAGAGGTTGTCATGACGACAATGATTTTCCCCGCGAAAGCGGAGCCACGCGCGGATGCGGTGGTTATTCCTGTGCCTGCGCAACAGGATGCCGTAATCAAAAACACATTCTTCTGGCCGGATGTGGAGCCGGGAACCCTGCGCACGCTGATGCGTCTTGAAAACACCGTCACGCCGGAGCGCCTGCGTCATGCCGCATTAACCGCGATTTCAGAAGTGAATGCTGAGCTGTACGAGTACCGAAAAGAACAATGGGCGGCAGGGTTTACCACACTGGCAAGCGTTCCCGCCGAGCAGCTCGATGGCCAGAGCGAAAAGCATCATCACTACCTGCGTGCGGTCAGTTCCATTACCACGGCGACGCTGTACGAGCGTTACCGGAGCTATGACGCCAGTGCCAAAGGCGACCGCAAGGCCGATGCGCTCGACGGCACGATTGATGAGCTGTGGCGCGATGCGCGCTGGTCAATCAGCCACTTGCAGGATAAGCCCCGCTGCATCATCGGGCATATCTGATGAACGTTATCGCCCAGCAGGGCGACACGCTGGACGCCCTGTGTTATCGCCATTACGGGCGCACGCAGGGTGCTGTCGAGGCGGTGTTAGCCGCTAATCCGGGGTTAGCCGAATTCGGGGCAATTCTGCCCCACGGCACCGCGGTAACCCTGCCGGATATTGCCGCCGCCCCTGTCCGTGAGTCCGTTCAGTTATGGGAGTGAACCGTGAACGAACCCGATAAAAGTATTTTGTCTTTATTCCTGATTGGCGCGCTGATCGTCGTCGGAAAAGTGCTGGCAGGCGGGGAGCCTGTCACGTTGCGCCTGTTTATTGGTCGCGTGCTGCTGGGCGGCTTTGTGTCGATGGTGGCGGGAGTCGCGTTAGTGCAATTTCCTAACCTGTCACCCGTCGCCATCAATGGCATCGGTGCCGCGTTGGGGATAGCGGGATATCAGGCGATTGAACTGCTGATTAAAAGCCAACTGGACAAGAGGAAGAAAACCGATGGTGAACAGTAAAAATCTTACCGCCTTTCTGGACATGTTGGCCTTTTCCGAGGGAACGGCGACACACCCGCTGACGCGCAATCATGGCTATGACGTGATTGTCACCGGGTTGGATGGAAAGCAGGAAATTTTCACCGACTACCGCGATCACCCGTTCGCGTCTGGCCGTCCGGCGAAAGTGTTTAACCGTCGGGGTGAAAAGTCCACGGCATCCGGGCGTTATCAACAGCTCTATCTGTTCTGGCCGCATTATCAGCAACGCATGAATCTGCCGGATTTTAGCCCTGCATCACAAGACAAGCTGGCCGTGCAACTCATCAACGAGCGACGGGCGCTGGCCGATATCGAGCATGGCGACATTGAACGGGCAATTTCCAAGTGCCGGAACATCTGGGCGTCGTTGCCGGGTGCAGGTTACGGCCAGCGTGAGCACAGCATTGATAGGCTGCTTCAGGTGTACCAGCAGGCCGGGGGAATGCTGGCATGATGAGTAAACCCATCACGCAGTTTCTCGCTATCGTTGCCGCCTGCCTGTTGGCCGTGCTTGTTTTGGCTAAGTGGCAACTGTCCCACGCAGAGAAGACGTTAAGCCAGCAGGCTACTACCCTGAGTAAGCAAAAAGACACGTTGCTGGCACAGTCTGCGGCTATCAGGACGTTGCAGGACAACACCCAGCGCAACGAACAGGCACAGGCGGAACTCCGCACGAAACTGTCACAGGCCGGGCAACTGGCCGCTTCCCGCGATAACACCATCACGAGATTACTCAATGAAAATGCCGATCTGCGTCGTTGGTATGGCACTGCTTTGCCTGATGATATTAAGCGGCTGCACCAGCGCCCCGCCTTTGACGGCCCCGACGCTTATTTACGTTGGCTGTCCGAAAGTAACGAGTTGCCCGATACCGGGCAGCAGTCCGCAAACTAACGGTGACTTGAGCGCCGACAATCGCCAACTGGAAAGCGCACTGGTGAGCTGTGCGCTACAGGTTGAAACCATCAAACACTGTCAGGAGAAACACCATGCTGAAACCCAGCAGCCTGCGCCGCGCCCTGAGTGATGCGGTGCCGGTACTGAAAAATAACCCGGACATGCTGCACATCTTCATTGACAGCGGCGCGGTGGCATCAACCCTTGCCCGGTCACTGTCATTTGAAAATCAGTACACGCTGAATCTGGTTATCACCGATTTCACCGATGATATCGACTGGTTACTGGTGCCGATCAGCGCCTGGCTGCGGGAGCATCAGCCGGATATCATGACGCGTGACAATAAGGGCTTTACCTATCTGGCCGACATTAACGATAACGGTAGCTGTGATATCAGTATCAGCCTGAAACTCACTGAGCGGGTGATCGTCAAAGAGATTGATAAGGCATTGCACGTGACCCATGCACCAGAGCCACCGCCGCCGATCCCTGTCGAGCGCCCGGTGTCGCTGTATATCAATGACCAGTTAGTGAGCACATGGCATGAATGAGCTGAAACCGTTTGATGATGAACTGGCGGGATTGCTGGCTAAGCTGTCTCCCGCCAGTCGCAAGGCGTTAGCAAGAGACATTGCTAACGATTTACGTAAAAACAATCAGGCCCGTATCCGTAAGCAAAAAAGCCCAGACGGGACGGCGTTTACCCAGCGTAAGGCACAGGTCATGACCGTGCAACGGGGAATGAAAATCCTGTGGAACGGTGAAGTGCGCAGCCTGAAAAACTGGCGTAAGCGTAAAGCCCGTTTCGGCACGTTATTTACTGGATACGATACGGACAGAAAAGCCATCCGATCGTTTTATCTGAGTGATATCCAGCGCTTTGTTGAAGTGAAAAAAGAACGGGTCAATACCCGCTAAGGCAAAGCCAAAGCTCGGATGTTTCAGCAGCTTGTGAAGAATAAATACATGCTGGCAACGGCATCACCTAACGATGCAACGGTGGCGTTTGCTAATAAAGCGCGTCGGGTGGCGGAGATCCATCATTACGGGCAGACAGAGAAACAACGCGGTCACAACAAAGAGATTCAGTACCCAGAACGTCAGCTTTTAGGCATTACGCAAGCGGATAAAGAACGGATAAACGATTTGGTGATTCGATACCTGAGTAAATGAAATCAGCCCCGCGAGTGCGGGGCAAACATCACGCGACGTCTTTCACATTTTCATCACGCTGCGCCAGAAAATTTTCCAGCGTAGTGATCCGGCTAATTTCTTCCTGAGTACGGGCGTCGTTTTCCACTTCCCATACGTCAACGCTATTTTGCAGGTTCAGCCAAAAATCAACTGACGTATCAAATGCTTTTGCCAATCGAAACGCCATATCAACCGTCAACTTACGGTTGTTATTGACCAGTGCGCTGATCGTGTTGCGGTGGACATTCAGCATTTCCGCCAAGTCATTAATCTTCAAACCTGTAGGTTCTAGATATTCATATAACAGGACATCGCCTACGGATGTCGGCTTGCGTTGTGCCTGTGCCATATATTTTCCTTCGGTCTACGGGTCTACGGGTCTACGGGTCTACGGGTCTACGGGTCTACGGGTTATTTGTGCTTTTTATAACCATGATCGTCAAGGTAGATATCCTCTGCTTTACCATCAACCCATTTAAAAATCAGGCGATATTGGATATTTACTCTGATAGATGAATATTCCCCCAATGGTGGGTTAAGGTTCTCGTATCGGTTCCCCGGCGGCGATCGTAGGTCTTTTGCTGAAACCGCCGCGTTGATGATATCCAGCTTGCGGGACAAGGATGTAACCACATCGACAGGTATCTTTTTATGCGGCTTGCCATACATAAAAAAATCTTCCAGCCACTGATCCCGAAAGCTATGAATGCTGCGCATTTTTTGCATCCGTTGCTCCCTCATTTGTTGTGCATACAATTGTAATGCACTCATGCACTGTGCGCAAGTGCATAAACAAAACGGTTGATTTTACCTGACAGTTTCCGCTATGGTTCGCTCCACGAGGCGTCGAAACCTCTTCTCAGTGCGGTCAGAACCAACCCCGACAGTGTTGGATTTTTTATGCCTGTCATTTAGTGAGCGCAATAAGCGATCACACCCCGATCTATGTCGGGAGGGCGACGAATACAACACCCGCAAGGGAAATTAGTCCGCGGTCTCACTGAGCCGTTTCGAACCTCCCGGCACCACTCCGATTGTGGTAATTCGAAAAAATCAGTGAGGTCATTTTATGACTAACCAACTATCTGTAGAAAGCCTGTCAGTTCTTACCTATAACGCGGCACCTGTAATCACTACAGAGTCGCTAGCTCAGCTTTACGGTACAAGTTCTCATTCCATAACAAAGAACCATCGTAGCAACGTTGCGCGATTCGTGGCGGGGAAGCATTTCTTTAAGATAGAGGGGGACGAGTTACGTCTCTTTAAGCACAGAGTCACTAATAGTGACTCTGTTAAAAATGACAGACTGACAAATAGTCAGTCTGTCGCAAGACAAGCTCGCAGCCTCATCCTCTGGACAGAACGCGGAGCCGCCCGTCACGCTAAGATGCTTGAAACCGATCAGGCGTGGGATGTGTTCGAAAAACTGGAAGAATGCTACTTCAATCCGCAGGAAAAAGCCGTTCCACCTGAACCGAAAAAGCCAGTTCACCCTTGCGAACTGGAATTTTATATTCCTGAAAGCACACTTACCTTTAACCATAAGCAAATCACGCAGCTCAATGCGTTATTCCACTCAGTAGATTACCTGACAACGGATTTTTGGCCGCATATTCAGAAGCTATTCCCCATGCTGGATCGTGAATATGGTTCGGCGGTAGATACTGTGAATCTGTTGATGCGGTTATTGAAGGATAAACGTGATGAATGTGAAAATCTAATATTCAAGAAATAAATTGGATTGAATGAGTCGTTAAAATTATCTTTCGACTCATTCATAAAAATCTCATTAGAATGCATGCGATAAAAAGCAAGGTAATAATAACGCATTGAAACCACGTGGCGTTAGTTTACTATTGACTTTCATCAAGGTACCACTTAAGTTTTGCCAAACACACAGAGGATATAAAAATGGCAAAACCGAGAATTTTTGTTAGTTCCACATTTTTTGATTTACGTTCAGTTAGAGCAAATCTAGAACGATTTATAAAAGAAATTGGATATGAGGCAGTGTTATTTGAAAGAGGAAATATCGCATATGGAAGAGATGAGGGGTTAGAGAATTATTGCTACAGAGAAATAAACAACTGTGACATCGTAGTCGCAATAATTGGCGGGAAGTACGGCTCTCAATCTAAAAAAAATGAAAACTCCATCACTCAAAATGAGATAAAAGAAGCCATAGATAAAAATAAACAAATATATACATTTATCGAGAAAAACGTTCATAGTGAATATTTCACTTACATGAAAAATAAAAATTTAAAAGGGTTTTCCCCTGCATCTGTTGATAATACAAAAATATTTGATTTCATAGATAGCATTTATAGTTTGCAGGTAGGGAATCCCGTAGAGGCATTTGAAACATCAGAGGATATCGTAAGATACCTCAAAGAGCAATGGGCTGGATTATTTCAAAGACTATTGTTATCAGATTCAAAAACGATAGAAGCCCAACTTATAAATGATTTAAAAAGCAGTGCAAACACACTAAATAGTTTAGTTGATATGTTTACAAAGAAAAACGGTGATGATTCAAAAATAAAAGAAATATTAATGCTTCACCATCCTGCGTTTGAAGCAATTAAAAAACTAGCTGGCATACCATATAGAGTGGCATTTTTCAATTTAGATGAGTTGAAATCACTTTTATCAGTCAGGGGGTATATTTACGACGAGGAATTTTCACCCGATGATAGTTATGATTTCGATAATGATAAATTAAAAAAATGCATTAGGGTCAGCAAGGATATCTTTGATGAAAAAGAGATGCTCAACGCTATATCTATTGCTGATTGGGCTGCCAACTATATAAAAGTAATAACAATTGGCTCACCAAAAGATGGTATGGAAGATGATGACCCTTTTTAATATAAAACGTAAATATTAAAAATATTCATCTACGATTGTTGTCTGACTGACCAGCAAGCCGCATCACCTTGCCGCCGCTCCCCCACGGCGGCAACATTTCCCCCATGAAAACACAAGCCACCCTTACTGAAATCCAGCGCCTACTGCGCAATATGATCCGTGTCGGCGTCGTGACCCATGTCAACACAGAGGACGTCCTCTGCCGGGTACAAACCGGAGGCATGACCACGGGCTGGTTGAACTGGTTAACCCGCCGTGCCGGACGTTCACGCGACTGGTGGGCACCGTCCATTGGTGAACAGGTGTTGATCCTGTCCATCGGCGGCGAACTGGACACCGCCTTTGTGCTGCCCGGCATCTATTCCGATGACCACCCCGCGCCGTCGGCGTCTGCCGATGCGTTACATATCAGCTTTCCCGACGGTGCGATGATCGAGTACGAACCCGCAACATCAGCGCTGACCGTCAGCGGGATTAAAACCGCCACACTCACCGCGTCAGAGTCTGTTACCGTTACCGCGCCACAGGTCACCGTGAACGCCTCCACGCGCATCACGTTAGACTCACCGGAGGTGGTCTGCACCAACAAGCTGATTACCGGAACGCTGGAAGTACAAAAAGGCGGGGAAATGCGCGGGGATATTCAACATTCCGGCGGGTCACTGTCATCCAACGGCAAAGTGTTGCACACCCACAAACACCCCGGCGACAGCGGCGGCATAACGGGTGCCCCACTATGACAGCCCGCTACCTCGGCATGAGCCGTGACAGCGGCCAGACGCTCGGCGACCTTGAGCACATTCGACAGAGCGTGCGCGATATTCTCATTACGCCCGTCGGGTCGCGGGTGATGCGCCGGGATTACGGGTCGCTGCTGTCAGCGCTGATCGACCAGCCGCAAAACCCCGCCGTGAAATTACAGGTCATGGCCGCGTGTTACATGGCGCTGCTGCGCTGGGAGCCACGCATCACGCTGACGGCCATCAACCTGACAAGCACATTCGACGGCAAGCTAGCCGTTGATATTACGGGCGTGCTGGCTGACAGCAACGCCGTTTCCCTTTCTGTTCCTGTGAGCTGACACATGGCGATGATTGATTTAAGCCAGCTTCCCGCGCCTGCCGTGGTTGAAGAGCTGGACTACGAGGCAATTTACACCGAGCGCAAAGCGATGCTGCTGTCGCTCTACCCGGAAGACCAGCGCGCCGCCGTCGCCCGCACGCTGGCGCTGGAATCCGATCCGCTCGTCAAGCTGTTGCAGGAAAACGCCTACCGCGAATTGTTATGGCGCCAGCGCGTCAATGAGGCCGCACGCGCCGTGATGGTGGCATTTGCGCAGGGGAATGACCTCGACCAGCTCGGCGCCAATTTCAGCGTTTCCCGTCTGGTTATCACCCCGGCTGACGATTCAACCCTGCCGCCAACGCCTGCCCTGATGGAATCCGACAGCGATTTTCGCCTGCGCATTCAGCAGTCTTTCGAGGGCTTAAGCGTTGCCGGGTCGGTTGGTGCCTATCAGTACCACGGACGCAGCGCCGATGGTCGGGTCGCCGATGTGTCGGTTATCAGCCCCAGCCCGGCCAGCGTCACCGTGTCGGTACTGTCACGCGAGGGCAACGGCAGCGCCAGTGCGGAACTGGTCGCCATCGTTGCCGCTGCCCTGAACGGCGAAGACGTGCGCCCGGTGGCTGACCGGGTAACCGTGCAATCCGCCGCCATTGTGCCGTATGAGATTGACGCCACGCTGTACCTGTATCGGAGTCCTGAAGCGGAGCCAGTGCGCGCCGCTGCCGAACAGAAGCTGAAAGCCTATATCAGCGCGCAGCACCGATTAGGGCGGGATATTCGTCGCTCGGCGATTTACGCTGCGCTGCACGTCGAAGGCGTGCAACGGGTCGAGCTGACGACACCCGCCGATGATATCGTGCTGACCGACGCGCAGGCGTCCTACTGTTCCGGCTATCGGCTGGGTGTAGGTGGTGCCGATGAGTGATACCCGCCTGCTGCCTGTCGGATCGTCTGCATTGGAAGTCGCCGCCGCCACTGCCTGCGCTGAGATTACCCGCGTACCCGTTCCGCTGCGCCAGTTGTGGAACCCGGATACCTGCCCGGCACATCTGCTGCCGTATCTGGCGTGGACGTTTTCCGTTGACCGCTGGGATGAACGCTGGCCGGAGAGCGTGAAACGTCAGGTGATCCGCGATGCGTTCTTTATCCATCGCCACAAAGGCACCATCGGCGCGCTGCGGCGTGTGGTGGAGCCGTTTGGTTATCTGATCCGTATCAGTGAATGGTTTCAGAACGGCGGAGAGCCTGGCACGTTCCGACTGGACATCGGCGTGCAGGATAACGGCATCACCGAAGAAACCTTTTACGAGCTGGAACGCCTGATTGCCGACGCCAAACCCGCGTCACGTCACCTGCTGGGGCTGAATATCAACCTCGACACACAGGGTGCGGCCTATGTTGCCGCTACAACATACAGCGGTGATGACCTGACCATTTACCCCTATTTTCCTGAAACGATTACTGTATCCGGTCTGGATGTGACCGGGGCAGCACTTCATTTAATCGACAACGTGAGCGTAACCGCATGAGTGCAACCTATTTTGCCCTGTTAACGAACATCGGCGCGGCCAAACTGGCTAACGCGACCGCGCTGGGTAGTCGTCTGAACATCACCCGGATGGCCGTGGGTGACGGCGGCGGCGTATTGCCAACCCCAAACCCGGCACAAACCAAACTGATTAACGAAAAGCGCCGGGCGGCACTTAACAACCTGAGCATTGACCCGAAAAACCCCAGCCAGATAATCGCTGAGCAGGTGATCCCCGAAAATGAGGGCGGTTGGTGGGTGCGGGAAGTCGGCCTGTTTGATGACGACGGCAATCTGATTGCTGTCGCCAATTGCCCAGAAACCTACAAACCGCTATTGCAGCAGGGAAGCGGCCGCATTCAGACCGTGCGCATGATTTTGATTGTCAGCAGTACCGACGCCGTGACGCTGAAAATCGATCCGGCTGTCGTGCTGGCAACGCGGGGTTATGTGGATGATGCATTGGCGGAGCATGAAAAGAGTCGCAAACACCCTGACGGGACACTGACGGCAAAAGGATTCGTGCAACTGAGCAGCGCGACGAACAGCGACAGTGATGTACTGGCCGCAACCCCGAAAGCAGTAAAGGCCGTGAATGATAACGCCAACGGGCGGGTGCCGTCTGGCCGTAAGGTAAACGGTAAGGCACTGACGGCTGACATTACGCTGGGTGCCGGAGATGTCGGGGCATACACCAAACTGGAAACCGATACGGCTGTTTCTGTCGCCACCACTGCCGCGAATACTGCCGCTACGGCAGCGGCTAACGCCAACACGAACGCTAATGGCCGCGTGCCGTCCGGGCGTACCGTCAACGGTAAAGCGCTGTCGGCAGATATCGCGCTCACTGCTGGTGACGTTGGTGCGCTGACTGCGGGTGGCACTGCGGCTGCGGCTACTAAGCTGGCTACAGCCCGCAAAATCAACGGCGTGGCGTTTGACGGTACGGCAGATATTAGCGTTGATTCTGACTGGTCACAGATTAAAAACGTTCCCGCGGCATCATATGACGTCGCGGGTGTCGTGTTGTTGAGCTCGTCAATTAACAGTAATAGCAGAACTATTGCTGCGACAGCGCAGCAGCTTTTTACGGCTCACTCTATTGCAACTAACGCGCAGGCAAAAGCGAATGCAGCGTTGCCAGCGGATGGAACGGCGGCGGCGGCGACTAAATTGGCGACAACCCGCAAAATCAACGGCGTGGCATTTGATGGCTCGACGGATATTAATCTACCCAGCGATTTCCCAGTTGGCGCCCCTGTTCCATATCCATCTGCAACCCCCCCATCTGGCTGGATAAAATGCAACGGTCAGTCATTTAATAAAGCACTGTATCCGATTTTGGCGTCCCTCTACCCGTCCGGTGTATTACCAGACCTACGCGGCGAGTTCGTTCGCGGATGGGATGATGGGCGCGGAGCTGATGCAGGGCGCACGTTGTTGTCGGCGCAAGGGGATGCGATCAGAAATATTACTGGGCGTCTTCTTTATGGTTACGACGCGGATGCTGGTGTAACTGCTGACGCTGACGCTGGCGCATTACACTACGATACAACTCAAGGGGTTAGAGATTCTCAATATTTGACGTGGGCTACAAATACCGCAAATTTGTGGTATCCAGCAAAACTGGACGCGTCACGCGTCGTACCCACAGCTAACGAAAACCGCCCCCGCAATATCGCCTTTAACTACATCGTGAGAGCAGCATAATGAGCAACTATTCAACACAAATCAAAAACGCAGAACTGAACGAAAGCGGGCTGGCTATCAGCGCGGGCTGGATTACGGTTTATCACGTTAACCCTGCAACGCGCGAATACCAGTCAGCGAGCTACGAGTATGTCGTGCAAGGCGTAGGCCTGCCAGCGGACAGCTACGCCGACGAACCGCAATTACCGCCTGTGGGTCAAGCGCTCCGCCGTTCTGCTGATGGCAGATCGTGGGAGCAAGTGCCGGATTATCGCGGCCAGACCGTTTACAGCACAGAAACACGCCAGCCGCAGACTGTGACGCAGTTTGGCGAACTGCCGGATAGCGTCACGCTGCTGAAACCTGCATCAGAGTTTGATAAGTGGAACGGGAAAAAGTGGCTGATCGACAAAGCAGCTAAAGCCGCCGCCGCTATCACGTCCGCACAACAAGAGCTGGCATCACGCAAGGCGATCGCTACGTCGCGCATCACCGAGCTGATGTATGCGGTTAATCTGGACATTGCGACCGACGCCGAAAAAGCCGCGCTGGCAGCGTGGCAAAAATACACCGTGTTGCTGAACCGTATCGATGTTAACGCTACTGATATCGACTGGCCGCTGACACCGGGTAACGAATTGATCGCTAGCGCCGATCAATAACGCCTAATCGATCTGTATAAACGTTTATAAAACAATCACCCGAAATGCCATTATGTTGTTGGTTTTAAAAATAATGACATGTCAGGGAAAGCAAAGCCCACCGTTAGCGAGACGGTGGGCTTTTTTTGTGCCTGTTTTCCGTCTCTTTGTTGTACCAGCCCCCACCGTACCCGCATGACTCGCCCATGCTCGCACCACACCGGACAATAACCGCTCCTAATGCAGCAATAGTGCTATTAGCTGGAGCCTGAATTCATGAGTGATTTTCACCACGGCGTGCAGGTCGTCGAAGTCAACGACGGTACGCGCGTTATTTCTACTGTATCAACGGCCATTATCGGCATGGTGTGTACCGCCGCCGATGCTGATGCGGCAACCTTTCCCCTCAATATCCCGGTACTGATTACCAATGTGTTGTCTGCCGTCGGCAAGGCCGGGAAAAAAGGCACGCTGGCCGCTGCCCTGTCTGCCATCGCCGACCAGTCCAAACCCGTCACCGTTGTGGTGCGTGTGGCCGAGGGTAAAGATGAAGCCGAAACCATCAGCAATGTGATCGGCGGCAGCGACGAAAACGGCAAATACACCGGGATGAAAGCCCTGTTAGATGCCCTGTCGGTAACAGGCGTGAAGCCGCGCATTCTCGGTGCGCCGGGGCTGGACTCGCTGCCCGTTGCCACGGCGTTAGCGTCCATTTGTCAGTCGCTGTGTGCTTTTGGTTACGTCAGCGCGTGGGGCTGCAAAACCATATCGGACGCCATCAACTACCGCGAGAATTTTAGCCAGCGTGAACTGATGGTGATCTGGCCGGATTTTATCGCGTGGGACACGACGGCCAACGCCAGCGCCACGGCGTATGCCACCGCTCGCGCTCTGGGATTGCGCGCCAAAATCGACCAAGAGACAGGCTGGCATAAAACCCTGTCTAACGTCGGCGTGAACGGCGTGACGGGTATCAGCGCCTCAGTGTATTGGGATTTGCAGGCACCCGGCACCGATGCCGATTTGCTGAATCAGGCAGGCGTTACCACGCTGGTTCGTAAAGACGGCTTCCGATTCTGGGGTAACCGCACCTGCTCTGACGATCCGCTGTTCCTGTTTGAGAACTACACCCGCACCGCGCAGGTGCTGGCCGACACCATGGCTGAAGCGCACATGTGGGCTGTCGATAAGCCCGTTACCGCGACGCTTATCAAAGACATTATCGAAGGTATCAAAGCCAAGTTTCGTGAGCTAAAAACAGGCGGCTACATCATTGATGCGGATTGCTGGTATGACGACACCGCAAACGATAAAGACACCCTCAAAGCGGGGAAACTGTATATCGATTACGACTATACCCCCGTTCCCCCTCTGGAAAATCTCACCCTGCGCCAGCGCATCACCGATAAATATCTGGTGAATCTGGTCGCGTCGGTCAACAGCTAAGGAGCTAGCGCGCTATGGCACTGCCTCGCAATCTGAAATTTATGAACCTGTTTAACGACGGCATGAGCTACATGGGGATCGCCTCCGCCGTCACGCTGCCGAAGCTTACGCGTAAGCTGGAGAACTATCGCGGCGGCGGCATGAACGGCACCGCGCCCATTGATTTTGGGCTGGATGATGACGCGCTGGCGATGGAATGGACGCTCGGCGGTTTCGCTGATGAAACGCTGTGGAGCCAGTACGCCGCGCCGGGCGCGGACAAGGTGTTGCTACGCTTTACCGGGTCATACCAGCGTGACGACACTGGGGAAATTTCGGCGGTTGAAGTGGTGATGCGCGGCCGTCATAAAGAAATCGACGGCGGCGAAAGTAAACAAGGGGAAGCCACCGAAACCAAGATTTCCACCCAATGCACGTACTACAAGCTGACCATTGACGGCAAAGAGATGATCGAAATTGACACCATCAACATGATTGAGCGTGTGGTCGGCGTTGACCGTCTGGAACAACATCGCCGGGCGATTGGTCTGGCGTAACCCTGTCCGGCCAGCCCGGCGCTGGCCGTCTTCTTTCACATCAAATACAGAGAATTAGCATGAACGAACACGACAACAATGTAACGCTTGAAACCCCGATTAAACGTGGCGACACCCTGATCGAGACAATCACCCTGATTAAACCGACCACCGGAACGCTGCGTGGCGTCAGTCTGGCGGCGGTAGCGAATTCGGACGTAGATGCGATGATTAAAGTGCTGCCACGTATGACCGTCCCGGCACTGACCGAGGCTGAAATCACCCGCCTTGAACTGCCGGATATGATTGCCATCGCAGGCAAGGTGATCGGTTTTTTGACGCCGAAATCGCCACAGGAGACCTCCCCCGAAGCCTGAGTGTTGATGAGCTGATGGCGGATATCGCAGTGATTTTTCACTGGCCGCCATCCGAGCTGTACCCGATGAGTCTCACCGAGTTGATCCTGTGGCGCGACAAGGCGCTGAAACGCAGCGGACATGCCAATGAGTAACACTCTACAATTAAGCGTTTTGCTGAAAGCCGTGGACAATGCGACCCGTCCGTTTAAGGCGGTGCAAACCGCCAGTAAAAAACTGTCGGGCGATATCCGTAATTCACAGACCCAGCTCAAAGAGCTGAACGCACAGGCCGGGCGTATTGAGGGTTTTCGTAAGGCCAGCGGTCAACTGGCCGTTACCGGAAATGCGCTGAAAAAAGCGAAAGCTGACGCGGCAGCACTGGTGATAGAACTCAAAAATACAGAGCGCCCCACCCGCGCACAGACACAGGCGATGGAAAGCGCCAAGCGCAGCGCTGCCGAGTTGCACACCAAGTACAACGGCTTGCGGCAGTCGGTACAGCGCCAGCGTACCGAGCTGCAACAGGCAGGCATCAGCACCCGCAAGCTGTCAGGGGCTGAGCGCCAGCTACGCACAGATATTTCTCAGACAACCTCGACACTGGATCGACAACGTGCCGCGCTTTCCCGCGTCAGTCAGCAACAGGAAAAACTGAACACCGTCAGCAAACGTTACGAAAAAGGGAAAGCGATCACTGCCGGGGTGCGTAATGCCAGCGCGGCGGCGTTTGGTGTCGGGTCGGCGGCGCTGTATGCCGAAAGCCGCCTGATTGCACCGGGCATTGAGTTTGATAAACAAATGTCGGGTACACAGTCAATTCTCGGACTGGACAAAGAGAATGAGAAGCTGAAAGCGATCCGTCAGCAGGCGCGGGAAATTGGCGCGACGACGGCATTTTCTCCGAATGACGTTGCCAGAACACAAACCACGCTGGCGCGATCTGGGTATAACGCCGATGCGGTACTGGCCGCGACGGGTTCCACCGTCAATCTGTCGTTAGCGTCAGGCATGGATATCGCCGAATCTGCGGATATTGTCACGAATATGCAGTCGGCCTTTAATATCCCGATTGACCAGATTCAACGTGTTGCTGATGTGATGACGACCGGATTTACCTCGTCAAACACCAGCCTTTATGAACTCGGCGAGGCGATGAAATATGTTGCCCCGATTGCTGAGGCGGCGGGTGCCAGCATTGAAGATACGACAGCGATGCTCGGCACTCTGGCAGATAACGGCATCAAGGGCAGTATGGCAGGCACCAGTACCAGCGCCGTATTTAACCGTCTGCAAGCGCCTGTCGGTCAGGCGGTCGATGCACTTAAAGAACTGGGCGTAAAAACCCGCGACAAAAAAGGGAATGCCCTGCCGATTTACGGTGTGCTGAAAGCTATCGATGCCTCATTCAAAAAGAATAAGCTCGGCAGCGCGCAGCAAGCCGAATACCTGAAAGTGATTTTTGGTGAAGAGGCGATGAAAAGTGCGATCAAGCTGGTTGATGCGGCAGGAAATGGCAAGCTTGATGAAAAACGTAAGGCTATCGGTGAATCATCGGGTTCCACTGGGCGTGTCGCAAAAATACAGACAGACAACCTCGACGGGGATTTAAAAAACCTCGTGTCTGCATGGGAAGATATCCAGATAGAGGTTTTTGAAAAACAGGATGGCGCGTTACGAAAACTGACACAGAGCGCGACAGAATGGCTCACGACCACGGGGAATTGGGTAAAGGCCAATCCTGAATTAGTCGGCCAGATAGCGAAAACCATTGGTGTAGTTACCACCCTTGTTGCGGCACTCGGCGGGATTGGGTTAGTCGCGTGGCCTGTCATGAGCGGGATTAACGCATTAGTGGGCGGAGCGGGTTTACTGAGTGCCGGATTCCGTATGGCCGGGAGCGTCATTACAACGGCAATTACTGCACTGTCGTTACCCATATTGGGTGTTGTCGCTATTTTTGCTGGGGCTATTGCGGCAATCGTTGTTGGCGCGTTGCTGATCCGTAAATATTGGGAGCCAATCGGTGCATTTTTCGGCGGAGTGCTTGAAGGTCTGAAAATCGCGTTTGCGCCAATAGCCGAGCTATTTGCACCGCTAAAGCCCGTATTTGACTGGCTGGGTGAAAAACTAAAGGCAGCATGGGAATGGTTTAAACAGTTAGTCGCCCCGGTTAAATCAACACAGGAAACGTTAGATAGCTGCCGTAATGCAGGTGTTGCATTCGGTGAGATGCTGGCAAATGCCCTGACCATGCCCGTTCAGGCATTGAATCAGTTGCGCGGTGGCATTGACTGGGTACTGGAAAAACTCGGTGTTATTGATAAAAAATCAGATGGCCTCGGCGATAAAGTCCCTAAAGAGGCGTTGACCCCAGAAGGCACCGCCGCATTAAATGCGGGCGTGAGCCGCGCACCAACACCGCAAGGTAACGACGCAAAAGCGATTGCAGCCCGATACAGCGGCGCGTATGACAACGGCGGACGCATCCCGCTGGGGGAATTTGCTGTCGTCGGTGAACATGGCCCGGAAATCGTTGAGGGGCCGGTCAATGTCACCAGCCGTAAAAAAACGGCGGCGATGGCCTCTGCCGCCATGAACATGTCAGCCTATCGCCCGATAGCCCCAACGGTTCAGGCCAGTGCGGCATCATCCCCGGTCAGCATTCACGCGCCAATCAGTATTGTTGCCCAGCCCGGCCAGAATGCACAGGACATTGCGCAGGAAGTCACACGCCAGCTCGAACAGCGGGAACGGGCGGCACGGTCACGCGCATTCAGTCAGTACAGTTATCAGGGAGGTTAATCCGATGATGCTCACATTAGGGCTGTTTGTGTTCCAGCTCCAGACCCTGCCTTACCAGAACATGCAGCGCAACGTTGATTACCGCTGGCCGTCAAACAGCCGCGTCGGCCAACGTCCGGCATTGCAGTTCTTAGGCATTGAAGAAGAGAAAATCACGCTGTCGGGGGAGCTGCTACCAGAAATCACTGGCGGCACGTTGTCATTGTTGATGCTGGAAACGATGGCCGACCAGGGGCGGGCATGGCCGCTGATTGAGGGCAGTGGCACTATTTACGGTGTGTTTGTGGTGAACAGTATCAGCCAGACAAAAACCGATTTTTTTCCCGATGGCCGCGCCCGGCGGATTGAGTTTACCATCACGCTAACCCGCGTGGACTCGTCGCTGTCTGCCATGCTGGGCGATTTACGCCAGCAGGCGGAGGGCTTGATCGGCAGCGCCGGGGAAATGGCTAACCGGGCGCAATCCGCTATCGGGGGCTTATTCGCATGATTAACCCGCTGAACGTTCGCGCAGGAAGTAAAACTGCCCCGGCGTACCTGCTGCGACTCAATGAGCAGGACATTACAACCGTAATCAGCCCGCGCCTGTTATCACTGAGCCTGACGGATAACCGGGGATTTGAGGCCGACCAGCTCGACATCGAGCTGGACGACAGCGACGGGCTGTTGCAGTTACCCCGCCGGGGTGCGGTGCTGTCGGTGTTTTTGGGTTGGGAAGGAGAAACACTGATCGGCAAAGGTGATTTTACGGTGGATGAAATAGAGCACCGGGGCGCACCGGACACACTCACCATCCGGGCGCGCAGTGCCGATTTTCGCGGGTCGCTGAACTCCCGGCGTGAGCTGTCGTATCACGATACGACGCTGGGGGCGATTGTTGAACAGGTGGCGAAACGTAACAACCTTGCGCCGATGCTGGCCGACGGATTCGCCGGGATAAAAATTCCGCACATCGACCAGACGCAGGAAACCGACGCGGTATTTATTACCCGGCTGGCTGAACGCAACGGGGCAATCGTGGCGATCAAGGCCGGGCGTTTGCTGTTTATCCGCCCCGGAACGGGGAAGACGGCCAGCGGCAAGCCCATACCACAGCAGATTATTGAACGCAGCGACGGCGATCAGCACAGTTTTAGTCTGGCTGATCGGGGCGCGTACACAGGCGTCACCGCAAGCTGGCTGCACACCAAAGAACCAGCACCTAAAAAAGTGAAAGTTGCGCGCCAGAAAAAGCCGCAACACCTCAGAGCGCTACAGCATCCCAAAGCCAAAAAAGCGAAACAGAAAACGGCTAAAACCCCGGAAGCCCGCGAGGGGGATTACATGGTCGGCACCGATGAAAACGTGCTGGCACTGACCACCGTGTTTGCGACAAAGGCACAGGCCATGCGCGCTGCGCAGGCGAAGTGGAACAAACTGCAACGTGGGGTTGCGGAGTTTTCTATTACGCTGGCTATGGGGCGCGCTGACCTGTTCCCGGAAACCCCTGTTCAGGTCAGCGGCTTTAAGCAGGTGATCGACGAACAAGAATGGACAATCTCAAAAGTGACGCACAGTTTGAGTAATTCAGGATACGTTACCGCGCTGGAGCTGGAAGTGTTGCTGTCTGATATTGAGTATGAAAGTGAATGATAAAGTGGCTTAATTCCATTTATGGTAATATCATGCCCATATAGTGAATTTTATGCGGTGGAATTATCAAAAATGATGCATTGTCCGTTGTGCCAACATGCAGCGCACGCAAGATCAAGTCGGTATATTACTAAAACGACAAAAGAACGTTACCACCAGTGCCAGAATATTAATTGCAGTTGCACATTCAAATCATTGGAAACTATTGCAGACATAATTATGACGCCGGGTGTTATTAAATCTGTCCCGCCACATCCTGATCGGTCAAGTCAGGGAGCGCTCTGGGTGTAGATCAGTAACATTATTGACGTGGATATCTGAGAGGGGCTATATTCTTAGCGCAGTCGAAAAATCGGCTGTCGGGATTGCAACCCCGCTGAATGAAACCACGTCAATATACACGCCGTGAGCGTGTTTTTTTATTGGCAAGTTTAGTCACATCTCAATGGTGGGCTGAATAGGGCTACCGAAAGGTAGGCTGGGTGGTTTCTCCAGTTGTTGCAACCCTGTTCAGTTCACCACCAGTGAGATTGCAACCTCTAGGTGGTGAGTTTTAAAAGAAACCATTGGAGGTCACTATGACCGCTCAAATATCTGTATCAACTCTTCCTGCTATTAATCATAACAACCTTTCCGTTATTTCCACCGAAATGCTGGCGCAACTGTATGGCGCTGAGGTAAAGAACATTCAAAATAATTATCTCCGCAATGAGGGGCGTTTCATCGCAGGTAAACATTATTTCAAGCTGGTAGGATCTGAATTAAAAGAGTTTAAGAACAAGCCCTCTTTAAGAGGGTTAGTCGCAAATCGTGCTAAACATCTCATTCTCTGGACAGAACGCGGCGCAGCCCGTCATGCCAAGATGCTTGAAACCGATCAGGCGTGGGACGTGTTCGAAATACTAGAGGACTTCTATTTTAGTCAGGGTAGGGCAAATGACAGCCACATGGAATCCAGATATTTCATTATGAAAGACATGGAGATAACGCAACTAAATGCGCTGTTCTTTTGTGCCGAACATCTTAGAACTGAGATGTGGCCACATTTAATTGAGCTTCTTCCGAGTATGAACAGAGACTATAAGGAAACCTTTTCTACGTTGGAGATGGTGTCCCGCCTCTTGAAAATAAAGCGTAAAGAGTGCCAATTAAAGGCAGAAATGATAATGAAACAAGACTTATCCGGCATTGGTAAGTAA